GAAGCCGATAAAAAAGAGGCTATTCACATGATTTTAGTTAAATTAAGCCGTATTATCTACGGAAACCATAATCATGCAGATCATTGGGATGATATTGCTGGCTATGCTTTATTAGTTGCAGATAGAATTAAAGATAACAAATAGCGTATTCTATAGCCAAACGTAAAGGAACGCTAACAATACAAAGAAGGCACATAATAGTGACAAGCGCAACAGATACAAAAACCATTTCATCCATTATTCAGAACGCATATTAGGTAATGGATGTGCTTTTAAAAGATCAGTTTTTTCGTGAGCTTTTAATTCTTTTTCTAATTCCATTACTTTAGCTTTTTCTTTTTTCCATTCACGTTCTACAACGTAATGTTTGCCTTCTGAACGAATAGCTGGCTTTTCAGCTTTGTAGGTAGGTTTAGTTGCCATAATGTCTTGTTCCTTGTTTATCAATAATTAATTGTTCTAATCTTGGTTCTTTGCCTTCTTCAGCAAATCCAATGTGACACCATCTATCATACTCCAAAATGACTTGATCGTATTGAATACCACTAGAAATAATAGCGTTAACAATGTCCATAGGGCTACCAAAAGCAGGGCAAATAATGTCAGCAGCCAATCCCCTAACGTGTGCAGAAGTCGGCTTACTTCCCAACATTCCATTAACAAGTAGGCAACGATAAGCGCTATTAATATGTATAGGATGTCCAAGTAAACGCCTCACACTTTCTAAATTTAATGCCAATGTCTTTAAATTATCTAATACTTTAGGATCAGTTGGCGTATTGTCAATATGGTTACGATCCGCTATTTCAGAAGCATAAAGCTCTTCAAAAGTAAAATGTTCAGTTATATTCATTCTTCAGATTGCGCTTGTTTAGTAGGTGTTGAATGATAAAGCATTTGATCTTTTATTTGACTGCCATGAGATGAGCCAAAATAAAAAGATATAACGCCAGTCCATGCAGTTCCTAAAGAACCTAACATAATCATTAAAGCATTGTTTGACGGATCAACTTTATTAAAAAATAATAAAATTAAAATACCAAAAAATCCAACAGTCGTAATTGCAGCCAATATAGCTGGAATATTTGACTTTGTAGCCATTTCCATATTACGAGCAGATACAGAATCAGCCACTTCTATTTTAGCAAAGTCAAGGCCTAATTCTTGTGCTTGACGTTGTAATTCTAATTCGGCTAATTTAACTTGTGCAATTTGATCTGCATTAAGTTTATTAGATTGAATTATGTCATTGACTTCATGTGGCGCTACATTTAAAGCTTTAGACAAAACAGTCACAGCTAAACCTGCTAATGGGCCACCTAATGCACTAGCAACTGTTGGCGCTATTTGTAATAACCAATTCATTTTCTTTTCTCGTGTTCTTCTAAAATACGGATACGAACATTAAGTTCTGATATTTCTTTGTTTAACTCCTCTTTCATTTTAACTCTTTCTGCAGCAGATAACGGACTATCTGTTGGAACGCCTTGTGATGTTATTAAAGCAGGCATTTTAGATTTAATGTCAATTAAATCGTTTTGCATAGAAGTCATAGACGATAAAAGCCATGCAATCGCTGAAATGATTACAGGAAATAACATTGACGTTATTTTAGAAAAATCCATTATTGAGCTACAGTAGTTGTAGCGCCATTTTCATTAGTTACAGGTGCAGGAACAGCAGGTGTAGGTGCTGGAGCTTCTACAGGTTGAGCAACAGGTGCTGCAACTTCTGCTTTCTTATGAGCAATTTTGCCAATGAGTGTTTCAACAGCCAAAATAACTGCTCTTACATAACCTACTAATGTTTTAATTACTTGTAATACTGACTGAACAACAGCCCATAAATCTTTAATTAATTGCATATAAACTCCTTATTTTAAAAGATTACTTAATAATAATAACAATACTGCACCAACTGCACCTAACAATATTGTTTCTAAACGCTTTAGTCTTGCATTAATTGCTTCGTATCTTAATGCACAAATTTCCTCATGTGTGCTTAATCTATGATCTACGTCATCTAAACTATGCTTTACCATGTTACGCTTTCATAATATATGCTAGGGCATAATAAGGTGGAAGGTTAGCATTAGTGCCACTTGAGCCTGTTGAAGCGTTAGTGACAGAAATACCTGTAAATGAATTTTGTGTTTGTGTAGTTGCTGCAGTAGAACCTGTGTTAGTATTTTGTGTAACACCGATTGTGCCACCACCTGTTTGTGATACTGATTCTAAATGGAAGTGACCAGGATCAGTAACAGATGCAGTATGAGTATGAGATACTACAATAGCGTCTGTAGAACCGCCTGTTTGTGCTACTGAATAAGTATTGCCAGCGCCTACAATAAATCTATCTTTTAAATTAGGTGTGCCATTTGTTCCATCACATAAATAATAACCTGAAGGAATAGCACCGATAGCACCTGACCACATAATAATAGAACCGCTAGGGATAGATGTAGAACCACTAGAAGTTGTGCCTAATATTCCATAGATATTGTCATAGGTAGCAATTAAGTTATTATTTGCATCTTCTAAAACTAACTTATATGTATAGCCTGAAGTAAGCCATAGTTCAGCAGGCAATCTACCGTCAGTTCCTAAAATAATAGGATTAGAATTTGCAATTAATCCATTATTATCTTGATAAGTAGTTAAAGGTGTAGATGATCCAGCTTGATATGTAAAAAGCTGACCTGAAGCTAATGGAAGGCCTGTATTACCTAAAAAGTTTATTCCATTGCCTATTGGTGATAAATTGACTGCCATAATTATTCCTCTGTTGTTCTATTTATTGCATTTAAAATACTATTTAATGTATTTGCTCTTGTTGCATTAATTCCTGCTTTTGTTGCAGCTCCACCTATTTTAGCACCTGCTTGACCTGCTTTATACAATCCCATACCAACCGCTTTAGGAGTTTGAAATGGAATAGCAAGTAACGAATATGGATTAGCTAAACTACTTAACAATGTCATAGCTTCAACACCACCAGCCAAACCTCTTGCTGTAGGTGAACTTAAAGCTTGTCCTGCTAACGAACTAATAAATGGTTTGCCACCTTCTTGTTCAAGTTCTTTAGCTAAACTTAATCTTTGACCATAATTAGTTGATACATTATTTCTTGTAATGCTTTGTAATTTTTTTAACGCTGTATCAGCAGACGATTTAGCGCCTAAAGATAATGCTTTTTCTATTTCTCTAATTTGTTCTGAAGCTTCAGAATAATCTGACATTACTTTAGAATACGTTGGTGCTTGTTTAGAAATGGTATTTTTAATAGAACTATAAATATCAGTACCAATTCTATTAGAATTTAATTCTTCATAAGGTATTCTATTAGTAATAGCGCCAATACGTTGTTTTAACGCATCTAAACCTTCAGGTGTATGATATGTTGCTGCATCAGATTTTTTCCATTTAGAAATTTCATCTTCTAATTCTTGATGAATTTTAAATGCAGTATCATCTTTAATTTTGCCTTTAAATGAAATTGAATCTTTAGCGTCACTTACTGCTTTATCAATATCATTAAAATCTAATATAGACTTATCTTTTGAAATATCAGTCATTCCTGAACGATATTCATTTGATCTATTAATTTTCATTTGACTTAAATTATAACGAGCATTTTCTAAAGGTTCGGTAATTGAACCTTGACCTGTTAAATGACGCCAAAAATCAGGATCATTAGTCCAACCTGATTTTGCTGCTTGTGCAATATTTTCTGCACCTGTTCCTGTAGTTAAACCTAATAATGGTTTTCCTACGGTAGCAACTGCTTTTGCTGTGCCTGTAATTGGATTAGTAACATCTGCAGCTTTTTCTAATGTTGATACAATTTTAGCTGGAGCGCCTACTTTACCTGCAATACTTGCGCCTCCTGATAATACAGCAGAAAGATCACTAGCAACACCTACAGGGTCTTGTGCTAAAGCTTTTTTAAAACCTTCGCCACTTCCATATCTTTCTTTATAAAATTTACCAACTGCATTAGCCATTTCAATGCCTTTTTGCAGATGTTCAGGGTCTGTGTCATGTGCATCAACCCATTTTGCAATGTCTTCAGGCATAATGTTGTGTAATCCGCCTCTAGCCAAATCTAATACGCTACTTGCAGTTTCAACTGGATGTCTTACGGCGCCATATAAATTTTTACCAAATTCAACAGCGCTTGGAATTACATTTTGATAAGCTTGTGCTGCAACTTCACCCCAACCTAATTTATCTTCAGCTTCAGCTTTGCTTAATTTTTCAAATAAATTTTCTGAAGTTACAGGAATAGAAACTTTAGATTCACTTGAACCTTTTATTTTGCTATAAAGATCATCAGCCGTAATACCAGGCTTAATTTCTATTTCAGGTAATTTTAATGTTTCTGCCATTATTTACTTTCATTTGACAAATTTTTTAATTCTTCAAGTTTCTTAAATAAATTATTAAATTGTTCTTTAGAAAGATTACCAAATTGTTTTTTAAGATGATTAAGGTCTGTAGGAGTTAAATCATTTAATGACTTATCGCCTATAACACCTAATAAATGAGTTACATTAGGATCATTTGTCATTTGAGAATATTTATTTTCAAATCTATTTATAGCAGCTAAATTAGGTTTATTAGGATCACCTTGATGATTTAATATACCTCTTTGGAATAATTCTTGTGAAGCAAGTCTGCCTTTATCATTATAAATAATTTCTCTTAAAGCACCTTTACCAGTTGAAAAATCACCATAAGCTGTTCTTTGAGATGCTTGATCTTGATTTGATCTTGAACCTTCTTGACGAATACGTTGCTCAAGATATTTTCTAATTTCTTGTTGTTCTTTACTTAATCCAACTCCCATTGTTTTTTCAACAATAGCTTTTTGAATTGGTCCAATATCAAGATTAGGGTTATCTAACAATTTTAAAATTTTATCATTTGTATATTTTGTATTTGGGATTGATTCTATATTTGCTGTATTTAATGATTCTTTTGCTGCAGTAGGCAACCCTGATAATCTTTTAACTCTTTCTCTATATGCTTCATAAGTTTCTGAAGGATCGCGAGTTAAACCACCTTTAGCTTCAAAAGATTGTCCCATATTTTGTGGAACAGATGCTTGTGGTTGTGGTGCAACAGGTTGGTTAGCTTGAATAGGTTGATTAACATTTCCTGCTGTAGGTTGACCGCCTTCACCAATAACTCCTGGTGCGCCTGTTTCTGTTGTGTATGTTTGTGGTGATAATGTTTTATTTAAATATGGACCACTTGGTGTTCCAGGCGTTTGAGCAGCTAAATATGGATTGCCTGTTGTTTGAGATACAATTTGACCGCCAACATCAACATTTTGAACATTTGGATATAATTTTTCTATTCTAGCTTGTGAACTTAATGTTCTAGCTTGTGCTTGTGCAAGCCATGCTTTTAAATCTTTAACTGAACCACCAACAGGCAATCCTGTTAAAAATTGCTTTTCTGTTTGATCGTTACCACCAATATTTTTATTAATTTCTTTTGCTCTATTAATAATATCTTGCGCAGTTAAATCAGGTTTAGCCATTAAATCTGTTGTAGCCGCATTAATGCTATCAAGATGTTTATTCATATTATCAAGTTTAGCAACATCTAATTCTTGTTGTGCTTTTTGAATTTCTAAAGGATTTAATTGTTGTCTTTGTTTGTAAGCTTGTGCAGAGCCAGCAATACTTAACATATCGCCAAGGCTCATTGCTTGTTGTCCTTTTACACCTAAAGATATTGAAGGGTCGATATTAAAAGCCATAATAAGTCCTTATCCGAATATTGTGCTTGAATTAGAAGGGCCAAGTAAACTACTTAACATATAAGCATTTCCAATGTTTTGTGCGCCTGTGCTGTAAGCATTTGCTGCGCCAACTGTTCCTGCAGCTTGAGCAGCCGCTGCACCTGTAGCCAAGTTAGCCACATTAGTTCCATAATTTGTAGCTAATGTATTAGAAGCATTTTGTGCGGTTTGTCCTAATCCTGCAATAGAAGCTAATGTATTATAAATGTTACCGCGTTGTGTTTGATAGTTATTAAATGCGCTTTGATAAGCATTACCTGCAAAGTTTTGAGTATAGTCTTGCATTGCTTTTAAAGTGTTACCACCAACTAAACCACCTGTTGCATTTTGTTGATTAGCTAATGCTTGTTGACCTTGTTGCAATTGGAAAGCATAGTTAGGTGCTAAATTAGCATTTAAGTCTTTATTACTAAATTGATTAGTTAAATAACCTGACCCTACGCCTGTTCCAATAGGATTGCCACTAGCGTCAAATTGAGTATATTGACCTGAACCTAATTGACCGATTTGATTTAAAGCACCATAACCTGTAGCTCTTGCTGGATCTAATTGTTGGTTTTGTGTATTAAATATTTGACCTTGTAATTGTTGTTGGCCTTGTGCGGCTGCGGCTTGAATTTTAGCTGCGTTTTGTGCAGCATTAGCACCTAATAAAGAACTACCAATATTGGCTGCAGTTAAAGCGCTTGTAGGGGATATTTTACCAATTAGGCTACCTGCACCTGCAACTGAAGGTAAAGCGCCTTGTGCGGCCATATTAAGCGTTCCACCACCATTCATAATGCCTTGAACGACTGATGGGTCAATACCGCCTGCAGCTTGACCGATAAAACCTAAAGCTTGATCTGTTGTGTAACCTGCTGATGTGTAAGCGTTTACTGCTTGTTGGATTTGGTTTGCATCCATAACACCGCCTGCAGCACCTGCAGCAGTAGAGCCACCACCAAGAATTGCAGGGTTATAACCTAATGAACCAGCAATACCGCCACCAATACCACCAGTTAATGCACCTGTAATTGGATCACCACCTGTTATACCACTAACAACAGCACCAGTTAAAGCCGATCCAACAACGTCAGTTGCTACTGTTCCTAATGCGTCACCAGCAATTGCTCCTATAACAGAAATACCCATAAATTAATCCTTTATAATTTTTCCTACGATTACATCTTCATCTACATATCCAAGTCTATGTAAAATAGACCTAAAATCTTTATTAAATTTAATATGCCAAAGAATTTTGTCTGCCTTTATTTCTTTTAAAAATTTTTCTGAAATTTTTATAAGTTTTAACCCTAAACTTCCTTTACGATAATTGGGATGTAAATACAATACATCGTTAGTAGCATAAGTAGTTGATTTATAATGTATATGTTTTGTAATAAAAAATATTGAATATCCAACAAGTTTTTTTTCATCTCTAGCTGTAATACATAATAAAAGATTATTGTCACATAAATATTTATATCTATCCCAATCAGGGTCTAACGGTATTACATCTTTATTTACTGCAACTTCATCATAATGAAGTTTTGTTAGTTCTTTAATATCCTCACCCCATTGAGAATATTTTTCTATATCAAATTTAATCATTCAATTGCTCCATTCAATTGTTAAAACCTTATTTATTGATTGTAATAAGGCACTTTCACTTGTTGACCATTTACAGTCATATTAATAAATCCAGCAGGTTTTGCTGGTAAATTTGCAGTTCCTGTTGTTGCTGTAGTAGAACTTGTAAAATTAATCAAATTTAAAAAATATTGTTGCCATGCACGAGTGGGTCTTTTAGTAGTGCCATCTAAAAATTCAGTCTGTGGATAAGGATTATTTTGATTTGAACCCCAAATTCCGCCTGACATTAATTTTCCCCTTCTTGTGCTTTAAGGTTAGCTGATATTATAACCGCATTTACAGGGTCTGTAACCACAACCTCAAAAACTCTATCTCTAGACCAGCCTAATCTACGCCAAATAGCACGATTTTTATATTTGCCTTCTTGTCCTATTTTAACCCAATGTTCATTAGACCATGTAGAACCGCCATCATTTGACCAACGAAGCATAGCTTGTGGGTTAGTTGTAGTTGTTTGTAAGCCAACTTGATTACTTTGACCTAAAATTAATGTTTCATCAGAAGTAATTATTAAAGTGTCAGTTGGCGCAATATAATAAGGTGAATTAATAAAAATACCTTGCGTTTTAGATGACAAACCTGTTGTGCCTACGCCTGGTTGAAATTGTATTTGTAATTCTTCTAAATATTGACGTTGTAAATCAGTTACTAAATGAGGCGCACGTCTTAATCTACGGATATTTTGACCATTATCGGTATAGTTTGATGTATCTAATTGATAAATTTGACCATTAGAATGATCGCCTACAAGCACTAAACCTTGGAATAAACTAGCGCAATTACCACGATGTCTATGATAAATATTATTATTGTCAACCAATAACCATTTATGCCACATTTCACTAGCAATGTCATAAGCCCATGTTAAATCTAATGTAGGGAAAGATACGACATAAACTTCGTGGCCTTCTAGTTGA